AGGAGAGGTTTAATTATGAATAAAAAAGATATTATTTTTGCGTTGAATGAACTTGTTCAAGAATCTAAAGAAATTCCAACAAGCAGAACTGCTAGAGAATATTTAACTGATGGAATTGAGGAAATTTTAAAAGAAATAAAAAACGACTTAGACAATCCATTACTTTTAAGAGAATTTACGGTAGGATTTAATGTTGATGAACTAGAAGTTATGCAGAAGCTACAGCCGATTGAAAGAAGGTTAATAACTATCAATGATCAGATTAATAATGCTATTGATCAACTCAATAGAATGAAAATAAAAATAGGAGTTGAAGTTAATGGGCGATAGAAATAAAGGTGCTGGCCCGGGGATCGGGAAAGAATTTCAAGAAAATATGATTGATAAACTTTTAGATGAAACTAAGGAAATGCCAATATCTAAAGAAACTAAAATGATTTTAAAAGAGATAATGACTAAAAAAACTTGCTTAAACCAATTAGAAAGAATTATCAATGAAATTGAAATGATTCATAGAGGCAGGCCTTCTGAAAAGTTTTACTTTCTGCAGGCATCTTTACTATTTGCTAAAAAATATCTTGAAGAAAACACATTTCAATATAGCCTCTGGGACAAAGTGAGAGTTGTTGAAGGAAGTTGGAAGGGTAGAACAGGGCGAATCATTGAGAAAAAACTATTAGATTGTGTTTATATGAATTCAATATCATATAAATTAGATAGTATTGATGGGTTTTTTATAGAGGAAAACCTTTTAGAGGTGGTTGAGTATGCTTGACGAAGCTAGAAAGATATGTGAATATCAAGGAATTAAAACTCATATTCAAGTGCCGGTTATTTGCCCTCACTGCAACCGGAGGACAATGATATTAGATAGTGTTAAGAATAAAGGCACTTGCATTAGATGCGGAAGAGAGAAACCAATTAATGAGCTTCTGAGGGAAGAGGAAGCTGATTGGCTGGAAAGACACAAAGGTACCGATATTAAAATGAGGACTAACAGGGGTGATTGCGGGTGAATATTGAAATCATTAAAATATCAGCCAATACTACTGGGTTTATGGTCGGTAGAAAAGAATGCATAACTATTGACTCCTGGAATGTAACTTTTTATTTTGAAAAACATTCTAATGAATTAATTACAAAGATTGAGCCAATAACAATTAAAATTAAAGAAATCCCGGATAGTACTGAAGAATTAGAAAAAATAATATTTAATGAGTTCGCTAAACTATTTCAACAAAAAGGGTGATTGGATGCAGGATTATTATTCAAGAGTAATTAAGGAGCTGCTTAACTACAAAGAATATAAACAGCGATGTGCCGTAATCAGAATAGAATTAGACGAATTAATTGAGTCAAATCGAGGGGTAAGTTATGAAGGAGTAAACGTTAAAGGCAGCAATGATTTTAGATCAGCTACAGAAAATGCAGTAATTAATCGAGATGAAAGTGAACTCAAAGAAGAATTAAGAAGTAAAGAGTGCATGATAGCAAAAATTGAAGAAGCTCTAAAGGCGCTAGACACGATAGAAAGATTTGTAGTGGAAAAAAAGTATATGACAGGAAGATTCGAGAAAGATGTGAACATATATACTCACCCAAAATTCGAGTGGGGAAGAAACAAATATTATGATTTTAAGGACCAGGCAATAGAGAAAATAGCAAGAATTCTCGGATATGCAAAAAAATAAACAGTTAGTAAACAATTAGTAAACATTTAAGGCTTTAAAAGATGATATATTAATATCATGGAAAGTATAAGTTTTTTCAATAACTTTCCTCCTTTATTGTTTTGCCCGGCTTGTTACCAGACGAGCTGGGTTTTTCTATGCCAAAAACTAATAATTACAGAAATCGTTGTGGGCGTCTGTTGGATACCTCTTTTATAATATACTGCTGCCGGCCAGCCCAGCCGGTTTATATTACATATTTGCCAGAGGTGATTTGATGCCAGCCATTATTAGAGGCGACAAGACATGCAGCAAGTGTGAAAGTAAATACTTCTCCAAAAACGCTACTAAAGATATGAATAAGCATAATCTTTGCTTTGATTGCATACTTGCTTATCATAGATATATTTTTGCTGATGATAATGACATAATTAGCCTGGAGGATTGGAAAGATGGCAAAGGAATGGGCTAAAAGTTTTTATAAGAGTAAAGAATGGCAAGAATGCAGAGAGGCTTATATCACAGAAGTGAATGGACTGTGCGAGAGATGCCTGGAGAATGACAAGGTCAATCCAGGCAAAATAGTTCATCACATTGAATACTTAACTCCTGACAATATTAATGATCCAGAAATTACTCTTAGCTTCGACAACTTAGAATACCTATGCTTAGACTGCCATAATGAGGAACATGGAGTAGGGGCGAGTGCGGAGGTAGTTAGACAAGGATTAATGTTTAACAGTCATGGAGAACTGATTAAGGAGGGATAAATAATGAGTAAATTTTTAAGCGATCAAAATAAAAATAGGTTAGAACTTCTATTTACTTATTTAGATTTATTATCAAATACAGAAGTTGAATCAGAAGCAGACAGAAAGAGAAGAGTTTGTGATGAGATTGAAAAAATTTTAGACATTGAAGAAAAGCCTGAAAGTTATTTAATAAAAGTTAGAGCCAGTGGTTGCCCTGAAGAAATAGCAAACGTTTTGGAAGAAAACATGTAGCCCCCCTATTTTTCTCGGGGGTGGTGGCTGCTTGGGGACCGAGAGGGGATACACAATTAATACATATCAAGCTCACGAGGGGGGTGTGGTATAAAATGTCAAATACAGCAGCTAAAAATAACGAGTTTTTAGAAAAAGATAGGCGAGTTAAAGAAGAAAAAGAAAGATTAAGAGCAATTTTAGAAGATTTAGATATAGATAGCCAGAGAATGGATATAGCAAAGTCATTAATTGCAAATGCAGCATTTATGGCCATAACTCTCCAGGACTTGCAGGATGAAATCAATGCTAATGGAGTTGTATCAAAGTATCAGAATGGAGAAAACCAATGGGGTACTAAACAATCTCCAGAAGCAAGCACCTATATTTCATTAGTTAATAGACATAATGCTGTTATGAAGCAATTGCTTGACTTGTTGCCAAAAGAAGAAGTTACTAATCCCGAAAATATTATAGAAAAGTTTGAAGCATCGAGGCCTGATTAAAGATGATAGTTAGATGCTCAGGAACTAAAAACGATGGCAGCAGATGCAGCAGAGAAAAAGAATTTAATGATAATCCACCAAATGAGTGGAGATGTTGGCAGCACCCTAAAAAAACAAAAGAAAAAACTAAGAAAAACAACAGTAATTATATAAGATATCCTTTGAGTTATAATCCAATCATTGAATATAATAATAAAATTCAATCTGGCGAAATAATAGCCTGCAAAAAAGTTAAAAAAGTTTATAAAAAACTTGTAGCTGATGTTCATGACGATCAAAGCCAGTGGGAGTATAGTGCCGGCCACGCTAATCATGCAATTGAGTTTATAGAAAATTTTTGCAAACAATCAAAAGGTAAATGGGGAGGCCAGGCGCTTAAATTAGAACTCTGGCAGAAGGCTTTTATAGCAGCTATTTTTGGGTTTATTCATAAAACTAACAGAACAAGAAAATATAGAGAAGTATTATTAGTCGTTGCCAGAAAGAATGGAAAATCAACTCTTTCATCGGCGATTTCTTTATATCTTCAAGTTGCCGATAATGAACCAGGGGCCGAAATATATGCGGTTGCTACAAAAGAAAAACAGGCCAAAATAGTATGGTCAGAAGCTAAGAAAATGGTTAAAAAATCACCATTCTTACTGAAAAGCATTAAACCTTTGGTTAAAGAATTAAAGGGCCGACATAATGATTCAACTTTTGTGCCTCTCGGGTCTGACAGCGATAGATTAGACGGGCTCAATGTTCATGGAGCTTCACTTGATGAAATACACGCTTGGAAAGATAAAAACCTTTACGATGTCATCAAAGATGGTACGTCAGCAAGAGAACAGCCACTAATATTTATGATCACAACTGCTGGGACTGTTAGAGAGCAAGTTTACGATTTAAAGGATGATGAAGCAGAAATGATTATTAACGGATTTGATGATCCAGAAGGCTACAAAGACGAAAGATTTTTACCAATTATTTATGAGTTAGATAAAAGGTCCGAATGGACTGATAGAAAGAACTGGAGAAAAGCTAATCCAGGGCTTGGGACTATTAAGAAAACCGATAACTTAGAAACTAAGGTTCATAAAGCACAAAACAACCCTTTATTAGTCAAAAATTTATTAACTAAAGATTTTAATATCAGGGAAACATCTTCTGAAGCCTGGTTAAACTTTGAAGAATTAAATAATACAGAAACTTTCGATGTTGAGGAGTTAAAGCCTCGTTATGGGATAGGTGGAACTGATCTTTCTGAAACAACTGATTTAACTGCAGCAAGCGTTCTTTTCATGCTTCCGGGTAGCAGCCAAATATATGCTTTGTCAATGTATTGGTTACCTGAAGACTTATTAGAACAACGATCGCGTGAAGATAAAATCCCATATAATGCTTGGTATAAACAAGGTTTATTAAGAACAACACCAGGCAATAAAATACACCCTAAATTTGTAACACAATGGTTTTTAGAAGTCCAAAACAAATTAGACATATATATACCTTGGGTTGGTTATGATGCATGGTCAGCTCGATACTGGGTTGAAGAAATGGAAGGGTATTTCGGAAAAGAAGCTATGATTAAAGTTCACCAGGGTAAAAAAACTTTGTCAGGCCCAATGAAACAATTAGGGGCCGACTTAAAAGCTAATAAAATAAATTACAACAATCATCCAACAACTAAATGGTGCCTAAGTAATACTTCAGTAGATATTGATAAAAATCTTAATATACAACCGGCAAAGCAGCGTAATCAAAGAAAAAGAATTGATGGTACAGCTGCAATGCTTAATGCTTATGTAATACTCCAAGACAAAATGCAAGATTATGAAAACATGATTTAGGGAGGTGATTATTTGGGGTTATTCAGTAAGATAAAAAGTGCTTTTAGCAATAAAAGCCCAACTGAGACAGGAATAAAACTAATAACTCAAAGAGGCAATGGTTTTTATGCTTGGAATGGCGAATTATTTGAGTCTGATATTATTCGGTCTTGCATAAGGCCAAAAGTTAAAGCTGTAGGCAAGTTAAATGCTAAGCATATAAGAAAAACTAATGATGGCTTAAAAGAAAATCCGGATGTTTATATGAGGTTTTTGCTTGAAGAACCAAACCCTTATATGACAGGCCAATTACTGCAGGAAAAGGTTACTAATCAATTGCAACTCAATAACAACGCTTTTATTTTAATTGTTAGAGATGATTTTGGTTATCCAGTTGAATTATATCCAGTTCCAGCGACTGGGGTAGAAGTTTTTTATGAGCAAGATGAGATGATGCTTAAATTTACTCTTAAAAATGCAAAACTTTTAAAAGTTCCTTATAAAGATGTTATTCATTTAAGGCAAGATTTTAATGAGAATGATATTTTTGGAGCTCCTCCTAAACACGCCATTGAGCAATTAATGGAAGTAGCAAAT